CACCCAAACCGCAGATTAGATCCGTTCGACGTGATGTATCCCTCGCCTGTACCTCCTACAAGGAGTGAGTTGTTCGTAGCTAGTTCTATGTTACCGCTGGCCGTTATATCACCGGCAAAAGTGGCGTCTAATCCGTCTACAGTCAGTGCAGTGCCTGCATTATTAGCGACCTCAAACGTACCGCCCTTCGTATCAATCTTGTAGAGGTTGTTACCGCCATCATAAGAGACAGTACATTCCGTACCCGCTCCGATTGTGTAGTTCGTCTTGAAGAATGCCGAAGCATAATTTGACTGATATTCTATATGGTATTCTTCAAGTGTGATACCGCCGTTAGTGCCTTCTCGGTAGACATCACCGGAAAAAGTGGCGTCTTGTGTCGTACCGCTAATTGTTATCGCCGCTGCGTTATTTGTTGCAAGAACCAGATCTTTGGCTTCATAATTCCAGAGGTAGCCAATTCCGTTAGCGTCAATTCCACAGATTAAACCATTGCCAGAAGTGTGTCCTGTGCTTGTATTCGACCACATACCATAAACCGCACCAGACCCTTGTATATGCAGTTCCCTTGCAGGAGCACCGCCAACACCGACATCACCGGCAAAAGTGGCGTCTCCTACGTCGTCTATCGTCAGAACCGGGCCGCTTGCCCCTGTGGGACTCTGATTGATATACCATGCAAACCGGTTCCCCACCCCTTCATTGTTGTTCGTGTCTGCAAAGTACCTTGTTGCCCCACGTGAATGGTAATCCACGTTGCCCGTGCCGTTGAAGCTAATGCCGTCGCTCCCCTTGCTGGTCGTGTTCACATAGAAGTCCCCAAACTTCCCTGCACCTTTGCTGTACAAATCATTCCATTGTAGGGCACCGGACCCAATGTCATACATGTGTGTTGTTGCGGGCAACAGGTCACCGCTTGCCGTTATATCACCGGCAAAAGTGGCGTTCTGACTTGTGTCTATCTGTAGAGCCTCTGGACTGCCGCCAGAACCCGTCTGGAATGTAATCGGTCCATCACTCGCAATAATAAATCCGTCGCCAGTATTACAGTATCGGGCGTATAGAGTCTTGGAACGTGCGACCAGATCGGGAGAGTCCAGAACCAGTGCCATCTGCACGGTTGACTGAACCCCGAGCGGTACGCTATTGGAATCAAGGAACCCGCTGCCATCCCCTCCGATTTTCACTCTGCCGGTTACGTCTAAGTCACCTCTGGCCGTTATGTTCTGGTCTGCTTCGATCGTCAGTGCAATCACTTGATTGCCGGTCTGGAAGTTCATGCGTCCAGCAGCGTGTGTAGTTGCTGTTGTCCATGTGTTGTCAGACACCAGCCCTGAATAAGCTACCCGTGCCCCTCCTGTGTCCACTCTCCACCAGTATTCCGTGTACGCCCGAGTGTTTTCAGCATCGACGGACACCGGGTCGCTTAGTATCTGGGTAACAGATTGTTCACTGACTTTTAGCTGACCGCTGGCCGTTATATCGCCTGTGACAACAACGTCACCGCCGTCCGGCTGCAAAATCAAGTCGCCATACGCACCTACTCCGTCAGGTGCTCCACCTTGCAGGGCAAGGTCGCCGCCGTCCCCGTCCGTCGTTGAATTCGCCGTACCTCTAACGGTAGTCGTTCCGGGTGTTGCGTCGATTACGCCCCGGCCGAAGTAGACGTTTTGCATGTCACAGTACTGGTTGCCTGCAACGAATTGGTAGGCGGCCGTTGCGTTGGCAGTCCCGCCAATAACGATTCGATTAGAACCACCTACTGCTGCGTAACCGATAGTCACTCCGTTAGCGTTCCAGTTTGTGCTAGCCGCTGAAGCCCCCGCCCCTAAGACCGTACTGTATGCCCCGCCCTGACAGCCTGCACCGAAAAACGTCTGGTTAACACTGGTCGCCGGGCTATTTTCTCCATACGTTTCTGAGCCGGTCAATCCGTTACCACTACGAGGTGCATACGTAGCATTCCCGAGAGTTAGAGCCGCTGACGGATTGTCTACCGTCGCTGCCTGCAACGTACCGAGGGTTCCCACCAAGTCGCTGTAGACTCCAACCCCTCCACCGCCGCTAAGACGGGTCACCATCGCGTCGAAACCACTTAGGCTGTTACTCACGTTAGCCCACATCATGCGACCAGTGGAGACAGTCTTCACGTCCTGACCGTGTTCTGATCGTTCGGCTCCTGACCAGTACGTTTTGAACCAGTATGTACCGACCGTAGCGTGATCGAATACATTGGTTTCACCTACGCGAAAGTATTCAGCGTTTACCGTCCCCGTACCATCACCAGCAGGACCGACAGACAGCGTGCTTCCGTCCCAGGTGGGACCATCCGTCGTCTGTTTCCCCGATGCGTTCGCGTACACCACCCCGCCCGGCGTTCCGCCGATGTAGGGTGAGCCTTCTACCGGTCCCAAAAGTTGGTCTGTCATCAGTTTTCTCTAGCACGAAGTAACGCAAGTTTGGAACGGGAGGTCTGCTGCCGTTGCCGTACTACGGCTTGGCAGCGAGCAGAACACGGAACAGGGCTTTCTTGCCGAGCGGCGTTCCATTGTCGTTGTATCGCAAGGCGACATTCTGGATCACGATCTTGGTCAGGCCGTCCAGGTTGCCTGCTCCTGCGAAACCGTCGAGGAAGAAGAACGGCCTCCCGCCTTTCTTCGTACCCTTCAGCTCGACTGCTGCAGACTCGCCTTCCGCTTCGTCGCTGACCAGTGTGATCCGGATAGGGAAGTCCGACTGGATGTTCAGCGAGGCCGGAGAGTCGTGTACATCCACGGTGAAGGACTCGTCAGGCTTCAGAGTCTCGCACACGTGCGTCTGTGAGCCGGCCTTGACGTCCACGTTGAATTGAGAGCCGACGGAGCCCTGGGGGCATTGAGTGGTGATTGAGCAGCCTATGATCGCGGCCATTGCGGTGTTCCCTGGGAGTGATTTGAAGGTGTAACCAGGGGTTCAGTATAAGGCCTACGGGCTCGACTCCCAACACCCTACTAGGTCGATCTCCACTTCGGTCGAGCCAGAAGCCAGGCATCGTCAACCTTTTTCCCCTCCGTCCAGCCGGCAGTCACCACATCTATCTCGCCCTCGAACAGAGCAATCAATCCCTGCTCGAAGTACCGGAAGTAATCGCTCGGGTAGTTGTGCCTGACCTGTCTGGCAGGGGCTGTAACGGCCAGGAAGCCGTCTGCGACACAATGGTCAAGCATTAGCTTTGCGGTCCTCCACGGGTACTCCACGTGCTCCAGACACTGACCTGAGATGATCAGGTCGAACTTGCGTCCATCTAGCTCCTTCCAGCTCCACGGGTCGACCACAGTGATGTCAACGCCATCTCCTTCCACTATGTCCAAGCCGACATAATCACAGCCCTTGAACAGCGAACGATACGTACCATTGACGTTGAGGGATCCGACGTCAAGGACGGAGGTCTTGCTCGGGTCCTTGCCACGGAGCATGACCCGAGCGAACTCGCTCATTTTCTTCATTGAGGAATGGTGCATGGCTACAGCTGACTGAAATCATAAGGGAAGCGGCGAGTGTTTAATCGGGTGCCTTTGGCGTGTAAGTATCGAGGCTTAGTGTTGGTGATGGCTCCGTCATGCCTGACCCAGACCCAGCCTCGGCTGTGCTCGGCGTATAACACTGGCCAGGCTTTCTCGTACGTGTGGTGGTCAAACTCGTGAGGACCCACTCCACGACGAGAAACCAAGGCACAGAACTGATTGCCGGGATGAGCCATTCGGTAGAACTCGCCCTCATAGAAGACGTATCCGTTCGGCCAGATCAGCACCCCGTCTTCGTCACAGTAGGCCGCTTTCTCCTGGCTGATACGGCAGAAATCGACAGGCAGGATATCGTCGTCGTCAACGCGACCAACGAGATTCCGTGGGCCGACGGGCAGGTCCCATTTGTGCGAGTAGAGATCACCCTCCACGGTAGGCTCGTTGAACACGAATTCCACGGGGTGCCTCATGGACTCGAACATCCGCTTCCTGTCAGCGAGCAGAGGGTCGTCTTCGCACACAGAGACCTGCAGTCGGACATCAACGGTCTGCTGCAGCAACGCTGGGTAGACCGTCTTACGAGACAGAGCAAGTCGACTGCGACTGAGCTCTGCGTCGTTGTACGCAGACTGAATCAGGATGATGTGTTCGTCGATTGGCTCGTTGCGAACCTGCGAACTCATGTGTACGGGCAGGGCTCCTTCCTCGCCGGCGGCACGCTCGGGAAACCTGTCAATCAACCAGTTGCGTATCGGGTGACCCCATCCGTCTTTGGCCAGGTTGAAGAACGAGTTCCGCTTGGCCCATCGAGTATAGGTTGCGTCCTCCACCTTGTCCTTCGTACGACGGAGAAAGGGTACGTGCGACTGGGGCTTGCCTCGGTACAGATTGCCGTAGACGACCTCCCATAGGAAGAGGTGCTCGAGTGGTTTCCACACCTTGAACATCCCAGCGAGTTTCGCCTTCTCCACGTGATGCGGAAGATGAGTTCCGTAGTCGTACGTTGTGTGGCCGTTGCGTTCGAGACGAGCAGCCGTGTTGGTCTTGATGGATTGCCACCGGTTACCCTTTGACCGCTTGATGGCTGGGGCTGCCCGCGGCGTAACCATATCGGTGTACGTGCATGGCTTGACCATGAAGACGTCGTCCATCATCCACACGAATTCGTCCTGCACATCTGGATGACGACTGAGGGTGTGCATCTTAGCGAGGACGTCACGCAATCCCCTCTGGAATCCTCTGTCCCCGGCGTTTACTCTTCTCTGGTGGATGACGTGACCCTTGAACCAGCGGGGCCTGTCACCGATGATCGTCAGCTTAGCTTTGCCCTGGTAGTTCTTCTCGATGGACCGCATCGAGTATCGCAGTTCGTCTAAGGCTGCACCTCCATCCCAGTAGACCCAGATGAACTGTAGCTCGTCGGGAGTGCAGATCTCGGTGGGTTCGTCGGGGACGCCGAACGGGACGAGTTTGTTGAGGAAGGATTTTCGTTCAGTGCAACCGCAGTCGTGACCTACAACTTTCTCTACTCGTTCCTGCGTAATGCCGACGGTATTCAGGCCGCGTTCGACGAGATCGCCGAGACCCTTGAGTCCGGGGGCTTCTGTGTAAGGGCACCTGTCACAGACAGAAAGGGGGATGCGTTCGGGAACTATCAGCTTAGGAGACAGGCACCCGCAGTGCTCCTCTTCCACGTTTATTCTGTGAGCACAGGGTTTCATACCGCAGGCACTACTGAGACGATAGACAGCCCGTCGTCCAGCCCTCCTGATATACCCCAATCCTGCAGGCAGTTGTAAGGCTGATCCACGTCAACAGAGAGTGTCTGGTCCTCCACGCTATTGAAGAGCTCGTCCGGATCCCATATGATGGAACACTGCAGCCGTGTCTTGTCTGTGGGTACAGGGTAAGCACACAACTGAATACGGGCGTAACTTCCAGTACTCACACACCCAGGACGGGAGCACTTGAACTCGTCGGTGATCCACCGGCAAGCAGCGATACTGGTGCCAGGTAATATGTACCATGGGTCTCCTGTCTCATATCTCCTACACCTGAAAGTCCCCGTGTAGGCAGAGGTGCAGTAGGTAGAGCTCTCAATGGTCACGTCATATGCGACAGCCGCGACAGAATCCTGACAAGCGGTGCAACCGATGAACTGTGAATACTCGCTGCTGCTGGACACTGAAGCCGAAGCGGAGACACTCTCGCTTGGAGGGCTGCTTTCACTCGGCGGACTGCTCTCACTCGGAGGCTCCGCACAGTGGCAATCGCATCGTCCTAATAGCATGACGTCCCCCTACTCGCAACCGAGGCTGCCTGAATACTCGTCCCAGAATGACCCGTCCGATCCTACGTTGCCGCAGTCAGCTCCATACGGAGTCCACGCAAAACCGAGCAGTCCGCTTTCCACAGCGACCAACTGGTGAGCCGTAAAGTCTATGTCCCAGATATTCGAGATAGTGATGCTCTCGCCTGTCTGCACGATTCGATTGGCTACAGTCGGGTGTGGTCCGAGGACTGCCCCCAGGGCTGAACTTATTGTACCGAGTACCCCACCGTTCTGTCCAGTGGCAGCTCGGCCGGATAGGTTGGCACAGAGCATGACCACTTTGCGAGCAGTACCGCTCGGCGACTGAGGAACGTACTCGCCCTCTTCCAGTACCACAGTGATCAATGAGTCATCCGACGCAGAGAAACCGACGAACCGGTTCGTGACGTTGATCTCTTCTTCGGTATCTTCTAGGGTGTCGTCTTCCTTCGCTCGCCAGACGTTCGCTGTTGCAGTCGTGGGATTGTCTGCGTCAGCCGGAGCGTCGAGGTCTTCGGTGAGTTTGACGTACCAGAACTGATTAGGACTGAGCTGCTGTGGGTAGAACTCGGACAGAGCGTCCCCGCTGCGTTGAACCAGGTCCACCGCTTCGAGTATGTTTTCGGCTTGAGCCTCACCAAAATATACGCCGTCTTCTTCCGTCATGATCAGCTAAACCCGTATCCTGAGAAAGTGGTGCGTTGTGGGTGTTGGTACTTCCGGAAGTGAGCGTCGGACAGGTCCACGGTATCACTGACGGGCAGCAATGAAGTGTTGCTTGAGAAGTACTTCTCGTAGTCGTTGGCTCCGGAGCCTTGCACGAACTTGAGCAGTTGCGGGGTAGTCACGTTAGCCAGTTTGAGCTCAGGTCCCGCCGGCTTCTGGGCGACAGACAGCGTGGAAGTAGGATCAGGTGTGGCGGCCGCGTCATAGGTGCGAATATAGAAACCCCGGTTCAGCAGGTCCAGATCCCACAGGTCGTCCTTCAGCATAAACGTGTACTGGACAGAACGAAACTGGAATCCCTGGTCCCGTTTCCATGGGCTAATCTTTATGTCGCTCACGAGAGCGGCGTCCGCTGCGACGGCGATGCCGTCGAGAGTGATCGCATCCGAGTTCACGCTCCCCACGAAAGACAGGATAGACGCGGGAGTAGACAGCTCGTTCCGGGTGTAGTTCAACACCGGCAAGTACTTCGTCTCAGTGGAATTGATGGGCTCGCCCGCAGTGGTTGCTGTCATCTGCGAGTTGGTGGTGTACGTCGTACCACCGTCGTCTGAGACCGGGGAAGGACGCCGTGGCATCTTGATGGACTTGAAGGACCAACCCTTCCTCGCAATCGTGGAGTCCACGTACTCGTTGACGTTGTAGTTTGCGTCGCCTGACTGGTCAGCTATGGCGGACTGACCCGAAGTGTACACCAAGGGAAAGTGCCACTTGGACTTGTCCTTCTCTAGTTGAGTAGCTTGGCCTATCGTTTGAAAACGTAAGCCTGAGTTCTCCGGGTGTTCATCCCCGATAGCCGGGAACAAAGCATCACCAACGAAGAAGAGAGGATCGGACGTAACGGTGCCACCGGGATCTGCAGGCAGGTCCGTCCACACCTCCAGCAGCTCGTTTACCGTGTACACTCCCTCCTCGAAGGACACGCTTCGCTGCTCTCGCTGCCAGCGGACTTCTGTTATTGAGATTACCATCAGTTCTTCTTCTTCAGGTTGAGTTGTTTGATGCCTTTGATTGCGGCTTCGACCTTCTTGATGTTCTCGGACACCTGTTGCATCTCAGCCACCAGCGGTTCCTGCATCGTGGCCTGCATGCCATCTACGAGGGCCTGGTTCAGTATTCCTTGAGCTTCGGCAGAACCCGCGGTTACTCCGGATTGCACTTGGGGCACTTCCGCCGTAGCCTTGATCTGCTCCTTCAACTCTTTCTTTCTTTGTTCGGCTTTCTCTTTCAGTCTCTCCTGCCGATGTACCTGGTTAAGTAGCGAGAGGGCTTCCCTCTTCTTCTCTACCGTGATCGTCTCCAGTTTCACTGCCCGATCCAGGGACTCTGTGTACTTCTGGTGTTCCCGAGTCCGCCTCTCTTCCTCTGACTCCTCGGCTCCGGCTCTCTCCTTCGCTTTAGACAAAAGGTCATCCGCTTTCTGCAGAGACTCCGCCCCCTTTGCTTCCAGTGAAGCCACTGTCTTCTTTGCCTCTACCATCTGCTTCGTTCTGTCCAGTATGTCTTTTTCTATACTCAGACGGCGTTCGGCCTCTACCCCTCCCCTGTCTGCCTGTTTGATCTTCGCTTTTATGTCTGCGTCGAGCCTGCTCACTTTCTCTCGGTTAGCGACCAGCTGCTCCCTGAGAGAAAGTTCCTCCTTCAGACTCTGTCGAACGACGTCAGCTTCGTGCCTCATCGCGTCTACGCTTACCTTCAGTTTCTCGGCTTCCTGCTTCTTACGCTGTGCTGCCACCATCTCCCCCGTAGCTATGCGGGACTCAGAGTTAGCTACCTCCTGCCTCTTCTTTTCCAGCTCTATCTCAAGTGCAGACTTTCCCCGGGTCGCGGCTTCGGCTCTTGCGTTAATGCCGTCTAACTCTTTCTGAGCAGCACGGTTCCTCTCTTGCAAGTCCAGGGCTACTGCCGCTCCTCGGTCTCCGCCACCCGCTAACTTATTCGCGAGGAACTGCTGCTTGTCTCCTGTAGCCGCCAGTTCGGCTTCCACTGCTTCCTTCCTCTTTGCGTCTTTCTCCAGCTGCACTTTGGCCTCTATGGCCTGTAGTTCCTGGTGGTGCTCTCGTAGAGCCTGCTTCTCGTCGGCCAGTCCCTCTTTCAGCCGAGTTGAACTCTTCTCCGCTTTCAATTCGGCCAGCTTTTTACTCTGCTCGTACGCCGCCCGCTGGGCATCACTCACCGCTTTAATAGACTTAGCAAGAGCCTCGTTGTCCTTCTCAAGCTCCTTGGCACCGAAGCCCAAGGCGGAGAAAGCCTTCTCCAGTGCTCCTGTCTGTAAGAGCAACTGAGTTACGGCCACTCCGATAGACGTGAATATCAGAGTCATCGGATTACGGGCCAGGACCCCGACCATCGCAGTTAAGTTGTTGGACATCGCCCCCACGGCCCCTGCCAGTCCACGAGTGCCCATCTGCGAAGCACCATCTTCGATCATGAAGCCGAACTGTTGCATGGCGAAATTCATTCGCCCGACGCCACCGGCAATGTTGTTGGCATGACGAACGGACTGCACCATTTGCTGATTGTTAATCCGCCGGAACGTGGCCTCTTGCTCCCTGGCCTGCTCGTTTGTCAGTCGTCCCAGGCGAACCAGTTCCCGAAGACGCTGTATGTGCTCATTCAACCTCTGGGTGTATTGTCTTGCTACTTGATGAGCCCGGCTCCCTGCGTCCGCCTGTTGGTTCACGCTAGCCGCTACCTGCTGTTCCAAGGTACGACCTCTCTCCAACTGGGCATGCCCTTGCCCCTGCAGCTGCAACTGTCTCTCCCTCAGGTCTGCTCCGCGGACTCTCTCTGCATTACTCTGCGTCTCCAGCCTAGCCAGTTCTTCGGCGTTACCTACCGACCGTCTCATCCGGGCGTTGAGGTCTGCCATAAGGCGGTCAGATTGTCGTATCTCCGCACTTACCTGTCGGTATTCCCTGACGGTCTGCGTGAGCGAGGGGGGAGGCTGTAGCCGGGTACGAGCAGCACGCTGCCTCTCTGCGACCATCCGCCGATGGTCTTCAGTGGTTCTCCTCTGGGTTCTGCTCTCCTGTTCCAGGAGCGAATTCATCTGCTGCTGGTTAGCCGCTATCTTGGTGGCAGTTTCACTTCTTTGGTCTACCGACATACGCAGCTGTGTGTCCAGCTGTAGCCGCTCGGAGGCCAAAGCCTGCAGTCGTTCTGATATCTCTATCTGCCTTGAACCCGGTAGATTAGGGTTCTCCCTTTCTGCCGACAGCGTGCTCATCTCGCCACCGATGGCTGTTATGCGGTTGGCTACGTCTTCCCGGGCCTGCTGTTCAGAGAGAAGTCGGATCTCTGTCCGCAGTCTCATCAGCCGGGACATCTCCCGGTCCTCGTCTATCACTTGGAGGGCGACGGCGTCGCGGGATCGCACAGAAGCCTGACGAGACAACTGGGACAGAGTTCCTGCGAGGTTCGCTGCGGCAGCCTGCTCGGCGTGCAGTGCTTCCGTAGCTGCGTTAGCTGAAGTGCGTATGCCTCGGTTTGCTCCGCCCATTCGACGCGAGGACTGAGCCAGGTTTGATATCTGAGTGGAGGTGGCCATCACACGGAGGCCGAGCACCTCTATCAACTGCTCCAGTCGTCCCAACCCAGATTCCGCGTCGCGACCCGCGGAAGACACGTTAGCAAACGCGGGGACGAGTATCCCCCCAGCGGTCTGAGCCAATCGCCCCACACCCCCGATGGACTCCTCAATGGAGCCCATGAGTCTCTGGTTGTCGCCAACAAAGCCAATAGACAGTGTTGAAAGGGTATTACTCACGGCTTCCTCGCTTCGGCGTAGCTGTTAGGGGTAGTCGTAGTGTAACCCACAGGGCAGAAATCAGGCATACCCGCGTGCAAAATCCCTCGGATCACTCCACGAACTTGGTCCCCATCAGCTTTGCTACGCCCTTCAGACCGGTCAGTAGGTCTTCGTCGCTCATCTCCTTGCGGAGATGGGTTGGGTTGGTGAACTCCGCGATCATCCACTGTAGCACTTGACGTGCGTCTACTTTGGTGTACTGAGTAGCAACGGAGAAAGCCTGAGGCAGCCACCCAGGCATACCGTCAAGGAGGAAGGACTGCCACTGCTCCTCGAACTCGGTAGCAGTCTGCAAGTTCCTCAGTTCGGCGAGCGTCACTCCCCGCTGATTCGCTAAGTAGAGGGCGAATCTTCTTCTGGGCTGCTCTGCGAGTTTTTTGCCAGGGCTTCCTGATCTACCTTACGCATTTTACTGATGCGATAAGCCGCGGAAGCCAGTCGATCCTTCACGTGGTTGGGCATCTCACCAAGGGCCGTGTGCGACTTGAAGTCGTGCGGCTTAAACACTCGGTCTCCTCCCTGGTCCACGAGAGATAGAGCTACTACCAGCTGCGACGGAGACCCGTACTTACCTTGCAAGGTGGGGTCCTCCAGCATCTCTTCGAAGCACTTGTTCCACAGGTCCATCAGAGTGCCGTTCAACTCTTTGAGGTGAACGGGGAAGTCCGTCTTGCCGTCCTCCGATAACTCGGGGCAATTGACGTCTTCAGTGACGAGAGCCTTCCCGGCCTTCTTGAGGACGGAGAGAAACTGATTGGCAGTGTACGACATTTGAATTGGTGTCCTGGTGTTGGAGGTTTAGCTTGCGGCAGAGAGGAGATTAGATGTCGACGCCGGCGGTCCACGTAGGTTCGCCGTTGACGATGAGAGTGACAGATCCAGTTATCAACCCGTCGTGCGGGATGGCTGCATCAAACTTACTTGCGAAACCCGTGAAGACCCAGGTGGCTCCGGCCGACTGAGTCGACAACTGAGCAAACTGGAGCGTGATGGTTTCTTCGGCAGCAGCGATGGGCAGGTCGTTCGCATCCGGATCGAATACGATATCGAGTTGCAAGTCGCCAACTGTGGCTAGATCGCCGGGACACATTTCCTTGAAATGCAGACCGGTGAAAGGTGCGGTAACGGAGGCGGACGTACCCATGTGAGTGCCGTCAAGCGTTTCACGCTCGACACTCAAATCGGTATAACCCTTGACGCGAGCGGTGAACCCGCTGGTGCCAAAGGTGATCGTGGTTCCGATACCACTTCTTACTTCTGCGACGGACATTCTGGTGGTCCTTTACGAAAAGTTGAACACTTCTTTCCCCGTGTCTTCCGCCACGGGCTCCCGACAAACGGCGGCCGTAACTATGATGAGTCAGGATGAATCAAGTGAGCGGAGGGCTTACGAACCTGCGGTCCAGGTTGGTTCGCCGTTGACTACGAGTGTGATCGACCCAGTGATCATTCCGTCATGCGGAACTGCTGCGTCGAACTTACTGATGAAACCGGTGAAGACCCAACTGGCCCCAGTTGATTGAGCACCAACAGTGGTGAACTGGAGGGTGATGACTTCTTCGGCTGCAGCGACCGGCAGGTCGTTCGCATCCGGATCAAATACGATGTCCAGCTGCAGGTCACCGACTGTCGCCAAATCGCCGGGACACATTTCCTTGAAATGCAGACCGGTGAATGGTGAAGTGGTCGAAGCTGCCGTACCCATGTGAGTGCCATCAAGCGTTTCACGCTCGACACTCAGGTCCGTGTAGCCTTTGACGCGAGCCGTGAATGAGGACGTGGCGAAGGCAATCGTTGTGCCTATACCACTGCGTACTTCTGTGCTTGACATTACTTCAGGTTCCTGTTGAGAGGGCCGGCTGGATCAGGCTGTTCAGCATCTGCTGCATGGCCTCGACCCGACCATTCGTATGGTTGAGGGAGTCTATGACGGTGTCGAGCTTGGAGTCCGACTCGTCCTGGTGGATGAACGGTTTCCCGTCAACCTCGATGATTTCGGCGACATCAAGTTCCGTGACGTTTCCGTCACGCAGCCTGAGCTTAACGCGAGTGGTTTCGTTCATAACTGGGTCTCGGTTTCACGGCTAAGTGGTCCCCTCAGTGTACTGCCTAAGGGGTAGGAGACGAAGAGGCAGCCGGAGATTTTCAGTAAACGACCTACAGACTACCCATCAAATCCAGTGTAGACTCCATCTTGTAGATATTGACATCAGTGCCGTCCTGCGGCGTAGTGCTGACGTCCCGCGGCTCATCGAGGAAGGAATGCTCGATCCAGAAGTCATTCATCTGGTAGTGATTGATCTCCAGGGCGACGTCCAAAGCCAGGAAAAGCTGCCGGACAGCCAGTTTGCCGGGGGCAGTCACCGTGATGGTGAAACTGGGCTCTCGCGTCCCACTGAACCCTCCCATGTCTCGGTCCTTGGTTCCACCGTCCTCCTCCAGGATGATGTACGTGTCCCCGATGTTCACCAGTTTGCCGGACGCATTGCGTACCTGATCGGGGACAGCCTCCGCGAAGATATGCAGAGGGTCTGTAGTGATCAGCGGAGTGATGCTGGCGTGAGCCCCGAGGTACGCGAGAAGGTCATCTGTTATGTATGCCACGGTTATCTTCCTCGGGCTATTGTCTTGTTGAATCTGGCGGACATCTGGTTGAGGAGGGGCTCCCAGCGTTCCTTCAGCAGCTTAGGTGCATGCCCGCGAAAGTAGCCTTCCATCTCGATGGCCGTTGGGCCTGCAAAGGGGTAAGCCTTCGCGACGATGGGGCCGCCGTGGCCGCGTTCCACCAGGTGAGCGTAGTTACTCGGGCGAATCTCATTCGCTCCGCGAGGACCAACTTTCGACTTCGCCGTAGCGAGACGGATCGATCCACGTTTTACTTTCTTGAAGCCGAACGTGGTAATCTTCTCCACTCGTGCTCGGACAGTCTTCAGTTTGTTCTTGGCGAAGTGCTGCGACCGCCGTACACCAAACCCTCCGAAGAGAGCCCCGCTCTTCATCAGCTTCGTCTTCTTCGTGCCAATCGAAGCAAGCAGAGCACCGGTGTTCTTCCACCTGTCTCCCTTCCGTTGACGTCGAGCTACCTTCTTCAGGTTGTTCTTCATCATCTTCGCACCAACGGACGACAGCCTGTCCATGACAGGCTTCATCATCTTGTTGGACATCGCGTCTGGCATAGCAGCCATTGAGAGTGCGATGTTCTGCGAGTCAATCTTGTTGACGAACACTCTCATGTCAGTGCGTTCTCCGGCAGCCGAATATCATCTTCGCGTCGTCGTCGTTCTCATTCACGGCGAACAGGATGTTGTACGTCTTCCCCTTGATCACGAACCTACCAGTGGCATCGAACGCATCGGTCTTCGAGTTCCACGCCATGGTGACTACCGCATCAGTATCAGATTCGACCTGCTTCGCCCGATATACTTCTGTGCCGTTGCCTGTCTTCAGGTTGCAATAGACGCGAGACACCTTCGTCCAATTCGTATTGGAGTTGGACACCCCACCGAAAGAATTCAGTGCCTCCAGCTTCAGCTGGTACTCAGCCACTTTGTCATAGCTGTCGAGTCCACCAGTTGTACAGGGTAGTTTTCGGACGGGCATGGTTGTCTCACATAGAGCCACTGCCCCACAGGCCGAGAGGCCGGATGAGGCAGAAGTCGCTTAGGGTGCATCGCTTGGTTCGTATGCCAAACGGGTTTAGTTCTCTTCGTATCGCCTGCGTCAACATCTTGTCTGCGTCGTGCGGGTTATCCACGAACCACTGAAAGTCTTTCGTGGTAATGACCCGCTTGACCACTGCCAGACTGATGTCTTTCATGGTGTCTTCGTAATCCTCACAGGAGGTGAGCAGAACGCGAGTGTCCTTCACCTCCCACACGAGTATACCTCCTACCCCCACAGACTTAGAGTCTTTCGTGGTGAGATACTGGTCCTCAAGATTGAGGGTCTGCCGCCGGACAGGGATCACGAGTAATTCCGTGACCACGGGCAGATACCAGTGGAGCCCTGTTCTCGGGCGACGGAAGAAAGGCCAGGTGGACTGCAGCTGCGGGATGCACCGGCGGCAGCCATTGCTGCTGGTCAGGAGGACCTCTTCCGATCCCCGGACCCACTTGAGGGCTTCGTCGGTTGTCTTGACGATAACCAGATGAGGACACAGCTTCATCAAGAAGCGAAAAACGTCACCAAACCAACCAAGAGCTGCGTCCATCGTCTAATTTCCATGGCCGTGATTCCATTGGAGCAGGGACATGAGCCCCGCGATCTTACCGGCTTCGTTCGTTTCGCAGCTGCAATCTTCGAGCGGACAGCGATTCATCCACCAGTTTGTGGCGACGGACAGGAGCACTCTCCGTACAAGTGGGCTGAGAGTCCCCACAAACGCCGTAGAGGCCACAGGAGTAGACAATGCGATTGGTGTGCCGCCGTTGGTCAACGCGATCTCAAACGTGTCCCCAGAGACGTAGGTGATGTGGTAGTCCTGTCGAGCCGTCGTACCGAAGCCTATCCCCACAGGGCCGAGGACTTCGTTGTTGTTCGCTGAATGGGAGACTGTGATGATGTCGTCCACAGCGAACGTGTATCCGTCGACCGTCTGGATAGCATCCGTCCCCACGAAGTCGGGTGCCACTTCCAGGTATGTCGCCTGCGTGACTTCGCCGGCCCAGAAAGTGACTACCACTGCGTCTGGCCGAGCCTTCGTAGCGGGCCATGTGACGTCCGGTGCGGGATAGATAGTCGCTGGCCGGTCAACGCCGCCGTCGATGATCGTGTAGTTGGAGGCAGTCCAGGTTTGCAGTGCGTTGTCTGCATCGTAGTACTGGATGGAGTCCACCTTCGCATACGGCAGAACCCGGAGTTCGATCCCTTCGATGTACGCCGCGGCGTACTCGTGCCTCGTGTAGGGGACGTCGAAGTTGTTTGACGAATCGTAGTTGGACGGGAAGCAAGGCAACGTCAGCTCAAACTGAGTCCTGTGAGCGGCTCTCCGCACCTGCGAGTACAGGGCCGCCTGAGCGGCATACAGATAGCCTTCGGCCAGATCGAGTTCGTCCTCTGAGTCTTCTCGGACGGCAGACAGGAGTTCGCGTCCGTCAAGAGGAAGGAGAGGGAGAGTTTTACGGACAAGAGTCATGGCGGCTGCCTAATCGATGATACAAAAAACGGAGACCGGATACTTCCGGCCTCCGTAGGGCTTATCACGCCTTGGTTTCTACGTGATTCGTTTTCACGTCAGAGCTCAGTCGATGGACTCGTCTGCCAGCTCCGTAGGTGTCATGTCCGGCATCTGCTTGTCGTCGAAGTCTTTTGCTCTGGGCTTACGAGCACGACCGTGTTCCAGGAGTCTCTCGGCGAAGCTCGCCGTGAGTACAATAGGTTCGTCCGGCTGGATGGAACGATAATTGAATACGCCCTTGCCAAACTGATCGGTCACGTGGTTACCCGAGGAGTCTTTACGCGGCAGCTTCATTGACATGGAGCTGTGCATTACTACCCATCGGTGTGCAGGTTTAGAGGCCATTTCTTTTTCATTCCCGAGCCGGCGTAACTGAAAAGATCCTCCTCCGTACGCCGACGCAGCGGAAGAGGATCAAGCCGCGAGCCAACCCCAACACAGGGACAGCAGGCTTAAATATGGGGAGAGAAGCCGAGCGGCAATGGATACCGCTCGACATCTCGGTTCGGGTTACGCAGGAGTCGTGAGATGCTTCACTGGATTGGTTCCGGCGTCCAGCAGATTGCTGTCCACTCGGACCCAAGCGAAGAAGCCAACCTGATCCGTTCGTGAGTACAGCTCGTCGGTGACGACCAGACGTGTGCCGCGAACTCGGCGGATCTTGAACTTCTTCAGGTCGCCGAAGATGACAACCTTCTTGGTAGCGGCGTATTCGTCCATGTCCTGGTTGATGGTGTAGCCATAACCATTCAGAGACGAAGGAATGCCAGAGACAGCTCCGGAGTTCCACAGGTACAGACCGTTGCTGTCTTTCAGCTTACGGATCAACAGCAACGTGCTGTCGTGGAACATGTATCGGTTAGCCGCCCCACGGTAGGCCGGATCCACACTGTGTTCCAGGTCGATCAGCTCATCGTAGATGATGGCTGAGTTGGAAGCACCGGTCAGACCGGAAGTGGAGGCAGTCGCGATGCCCGTAGGCTCAGTCGTACCAGCACCGACAGTGAACAGGCGATTTTCTTCGCGACCCAGACGTTCGCCGAGCATGCCAGCCAGTCGAGAAACCAGGCGAACCTGATTATCTTCGATCAGCTCACGGTTGACGATGATTTCCTTGGAACTCAGCTTGAAAGCACCCCAGGAAACGACGCCGAAACTCGGGTCAGCAGCGGCAGGAGCAGTTGCTTCCGCGATGCCCACACCTTGGTTGCCAGTGTCATTGGCAGTTGGCCAGTTGATTGGCTCACCGCTGTCAGTCGTCATGATATCAGCAACCTGATTCATGCCGCCGAAGTGCAGCCGGGCTTCTTCCATCTGTTCGACGAAGGAGGCACCGTACAGTTCGTTCGGAGAGGTGTCGCCACTGTAGGCCGGATTGGTCGTACCCAGGACGTTCTGGATCTCGTTCATCTGCAGTCGAGCGACGAAGTCATCGTCAGCAGAGTCGATGGTTGTGGTCGTGCTTGACCATGACTTGCTCTTGCGGTCCATCAACTGGCCGCGAAGCTGGGCTTCGTACTGGCCCATGGCGGACACCTGATCTGCGTCGGGACGCCGGTCAGTCACCTGGCAGATGAATCCACCAACAGCGAGATTGACGAGGTCCTTGTCCGACAGGGCGGTGACATCGTCAGCCTGTCGTTTGGCTTCCTCGACTCGTTTGGCACGAGCGACTGTGCTTCCGCCTGCGGTAGCCTGAAGCCGGGCTTCGAAGGCTTCAGCGTGAGCACCAATGGTGGAGCGTCGCTGTGCAGCAGCTTCTACATTTCCGCAGTGTGCTTCGAGAGCCTTAACCATGGAGGCTTCGTCAGCCTGCATGGCCTTGAACTGGGTTTCGCATTCTGCGGTCCAGTTGGCTTCGTTGGAATCGAGATGCTCGTTCAGAGCGATTTCGTGAGAGGCCAGCTTTGCCTGAAGCTCTTTGGCTTCTGATGCGTTTGCTGGTACTGGTACTTCGATGGGATCTGCCATGAGAATGACTGCCTTCTGTTTCCGCGTATGGCGGGGGAGCTGGATTACGGGCGACAACCTCGTCGCCTCTTTGGACGTTCGTATCGTTGTCCGGTAATGTCCGCTGAAGAGCAGTCGTGTACCAGGCTTCGCCGGCGTAAAGACGCGAGCGAGGGTGTTTCGATACCCAGATAGTAAGGGTATGGCCGGATACACCCAACACCAATTCACAAATAACGCAAAAACGGCACAGTAACATGATGGATGCTACTGTGCCGTGGGAGTGTTCCTTGGCCGGATAATGTCCGGATATGTCCGCTTACGGAACCGTCAGCATCAACGGCCACACGTTCGGCCACAAAGTCGTAGCCGTCAAACCTGTTGCCAGGAGAGTCTTGTACTCTGTATCGCCAGTGGCAATGTCTGATTCTTCCTCCATGGCTCCCGGTGTGGAAGACAGGAAGTATAAACGAGTCACTGACAGGCCCGTGTTAATGGTCATCACCTGAGTTCGGTTGATGCTTACCGGTTGCCCAGCGGCCGCAGAGCAAGTAGCCCAGCCAATAGCCTGAGCCTGAGCCTCTGTGCCTCCGCTGAAAGCCAGGTAGGCTTTCTCATCGGAGGCCAACTGGTAGACCACTTCCCCAGCGTCAATAGCCTCCCCCGCGATGAGGACTTCGTCGTTCAACGGGAGGGGCACAGTGATGGAGGTGATAGTGTAGATCGCCATTAGTCAGAAGCCCTACCTGATACTCGTGTCACAAGGGCACGAAGGCGAACTCGAGCAGCGTTAGCCTCTCGCTTCCTCCGCTTGGCTTTATGGGCCTGCCACTTCGTAGCTAACTCGGCCTTGACCTCTTCTTCTTCTTCGTCATCGTCGTCATCAGATTGATCACCTCCCTCATCTTGGCTAGAGTTAAAGAGTTCATCCACGAAGCCGAGTGACAGTGCCTGCTTCGAGGGCATCATTGTTCCGTCGATGGTGGCGTCCAACAGCTGGATGATCGCTTCACGCTTGAGCCCTGTCTTGGCAGAGTACAAGTCGATCAGGATGCCGTCAATCGCGTCCAGCTGCTGGACAGCAGCCAGGTGTTCGATCTGATTTCCCATGGTCAAAACCATGGAGCGGTGAATCCCCACTGTGGAGGCTTTGTGTGCGATGACTTTGTCGGCGACCAACAGTGGGAAGGTGGCCGCACTGTACGCGACGCCTTCGATGATCGCCGTCACGAAACCTTCGTGCTCCAGAAGAGCATTGGCGATGCCAAAGCCTTCGAAGACCGACCCACCCATGGAGTTGATGTAGAGCTTGACTTTTGCCCGAGGCGATTTCTGCAGGGCCTCTACCACTGAAGCGTGGTCGTTCTCTTCCCATGCGTCACCGATGTCGCCGCGGATAGCCAGGACAATTTCTTCGTCGCTCTGCGACGTTACGCGGCAAGTGAAATCCGTAGGATTGGAGGCTTCCGGTGACTGGAGATTCTTGAAGGCTGAGATAGCAGCAGCCCGACGTTTGAGTCGAGGGATCATGGTTATTTCCTGGTGAACAGCGGTGACAGAATTTCGTGTATGTTAGCCGAGAAGTCGCGGCACTCGTACGCGACGTTGTCCTGTAGCTTGTCTGCGTCCATGGCAAGACAGAGGGCTACTTCTCTCTGGAGTGTATCGAAGAACTCGTCAGAAACCGCTTGAATGATATTCCCGGCGTCGTCGCCGAATACCATTTCAGCGACAGTCCCGAGTTCGTCTTGGATTAGGTTACGGTTCTGGAGTTGTTCTTGATCTACCCAGTCGGACAGCTTCTCCGCCTTCTTGGACCGGTTCAGTACAGGAGTACAGATTCGCTTTGTGGCTCGGTCGACTGCTTCTTGTAGTAATCGTCTTTCGACGTTGGTAATCTCAGTCGTCAGTGACTTAGCCTGCAGCTCATCTTCTTCGTCGTCATCTTCTTCGACGACTTCTTCTGTGTCTTTTGGTTTGTCTTCTGTCTTCTCTGCGTTCGTTTGAGTATTCGGGTTGAACAGCTCTTCAGCACTCGGATCCGTAGACAGCGGTAAATTGATTTTTGTCAGCCATTGGTTCGCCGTGATGATACCGTTCATTCGCTGTATCGCCAGGACTTCGTTCAGCGTTTTGAAGTCAGGCTCAATCAGCTTACTCACGTTGTGTTCGAATCGGTACTCGCCACTGGCCTGCAGTGACGGAGGCAACAACTTAATGTACGCCTCGGATGTGATTGCTCTCAACCAGTGATTCAGACACCCAGTCAAGTACGCTCGCTGTGCGTGCTCTGAGCTATTGTAAGAGACCGAATCCTCGACACCAAGTTTGAACGGCGGAAGATTGAAGAAGCGGGCTACGTCCCTGACGACAGACTCTTTTATCGGAATCATTTCTGCCGAACGGGCGTCCACTGTTGTCTGATGCCACTGGGCTCCGTCGCGAAGCACCATCGTCTTGAACCAGTTTTCGGCGAGGGCTTTCTTCTGGATCTGATTCTCCAGTCTCTCTCTCGCTTCGGTCGGTACGCCCGGCGGAATGGTGATGATGCCTCCGCTCTGTGCTCCATTCGCGAAGAAGGACCCCTCGAACTTCTGTGCTCCGAGATAGACACTCGCAGTATCCCGCAGATAAGTAATAGCGTCTTCAGCCTGGTCGTTATCAATAGACAACCCACGGAGATGGTATATCACGCCAGGTTCGACGAAGTAGGCAGGCTCGTTCTCGTCAAGGGTGATCATATACCCAGAGACAGCCTTACCTGATTCCGGATCCACTTCGTTGTGAGGATGACAGGCACCCGGGGCCAGGTTCATCATCCAGTTTATGCGGCCGCGTCTATCACGACTGATATACGCATACCCGTTTCCCCACAACAGGGCATGCACTGAGAGCCGCTTCCACGCTTCGAACGCCGACTCCCACTCGTTCCATTTGACCGCAACGATCTGATTCGTAGGGTGAGACTTCTGCAGTGAGTCTTCGCCGGCGGGGACCTCACTCTTGTGGAGGCCGAGAGTTGAACACGCAATGTCGCCACTGATTGTCAATATGGACTGGCGGACAGCTGGAACCTTAAGCAGGCCTGTCTCCGACACTTTTATTCCAGCGACAGAGCTGGTGCCCCCACCGAGACCAAAGAAGGAATCCCACCCCAGGCCGTCGTTCGTGAGAGCATTTTGTATATCGGCGGCCACTCGCTTTCGGGAGGGCCGTCCTGCCATCCTGTCTACGAGGTCAGCGAGTTTGCCTGAGAGGTTCACGTGGAATATCCTGGTGTGAGGGTGGGCCTGGCCAGCCCCCATGGTATATGCGGGTTACTAGCCTACCAATAGCCGAGTACGGTAGGCAGGAAAACCGGTTAGATGAACTCTATGTCGTGATTGACATAATAGTCGTAGGTGGTCAGGTTGAAGTCGGTGCAATCCGTCAGTCCCCAGCGAGCCATGATGGCTGCCACGATGCCGTCTACCGTACGAAAGCTGGCTCGCGATTCCTTCACTACGTGAATGTTTCCCTTGTTATCCTCCTTGATTCCGGCGTTTCCGGCCTGCCAGTCGAGCACTGGGTTCCCGTCGTGGATCAGTCGACCCTTCTTTACGTCGTTCTCGAAGTCCGTAGTAGGACCGGTCATGGACATAATGCCCTGGCTGAAGGCTTTCTCACCCACGGGGAGAGGCTCAGATATCACCCTACCGTCTTCCGTTTGTACCCCTTCCGTCAGGTTCTGTATGAGCATTTCTGCGTAAGTGTGGTCATACACGATGCCCTTGCAGTCATACTCTTTAATGCCGACGCGAAGGTCGCGTTCAATCGTACGGAAGTCGATCACGTTGCCTGGTGTGGCCGTAATGAACCCCTGCTGCGACCAATCGAGCATCTCAGGGATCTTATACGCCCGCTGCTCCATGATCTCTTCTGCACACCAGAAGAAAGGCTTGAGGAAGATCTTCTGGACGCCGTCGTCGTCCGTGTTCGCCAGGAAAGCGTAGACCGCTGCGGCGAGGTCGTACCGACGAGCCAGGTCGAGTCCCATGACGCAGGGCAGGTTCTTCAGGTCAGAGTCGTAGAACTCTCGCTTGCATCCGGCCCATGCACCAGGTGGAAGCCAGGATGACGCACTGTTCTGCCAGATGTTGAGTCGGTACGTGCAGAAGTCACGGAAGTCCTTGACCGATCCCTGCTTCGCTTCCTCCCACGCGGGCATCATCTCGTCCATGCCAACCGTCCCACCCATGGCAGGGTTAGCCAGACGCATGTACTTCTCTGGGTCCTTGTCCATCTGTTCTATGGTGAGATCCTGCGGACAGTGATAACTCGCGAAGAAGTAAGCGTCGTTCTCCTCTTCGCCGTGACGTATGCGGAGTCCTTTATCCCACTCGTCCTTGCCGTAGCAGTCTGCGTTACGACCCGCGGTACTGAACTCCAGATGGATGGCCTGAGCACGAGCGATGCCTGCGTACTTGACAATCGCCATCAGGTTTCGGTCGACCACGTGAGCTTCGTCCACGATGATATTCGCGGAGACACCTTCCTTCGAGTCCTGCGTACGCACCGAGGAAGAGCTCATCGGCTGTAGGTACGACCAGGATACGTCGTCAGTGATCTTCTTCGTGGTGCGATTGATAGTCGAGTTCTCAGTCAGGATATCCGACTGAGCGATCATCTTGTCGGCATGGTCCCACGCTTTGGCGGCCTGCTCGCCGTCCTTCGCACAGATGAAAGTCTTGCCACCCTGTTCACCGTCGCCAAACGTCAGGTAGGTGGAGTTTGACGCGAGTGACGGAGTCTTCTTGTTCTTCTTCGCGATCCAGACGTTCGCCTTGCGGAATCGTCGGACCTCCGTAATGCCTTTCTTCCTCCATCGGCGTGGAGCCGGCCGTTGCCATCCGTAGATGCGAGCGTGACACTCGAACTGCCAGTCCATGTGCGCCTTGCCCTCGTGGAGCATGGCGTTATGCCAGTCCATGCGAGCCTGGTAGAAAGCCATGACGGCCTTGCCCGGCTTTCCTTCTTTCCCCCAGAAGTGAGGGAACATTTCACCGACGCGAGACCAGGAGTCAGGCTGGTCTACGTGGCTGTACAGAATGAGAGGTTCGCCTCGCCACTCGCCTTCGTACAGGTGACATTTGGATTCAATCCAGTGGCACGTGTACGCAGCTTTGGCTGGCGAGAAGTAACAGCCATTCTCGACGGCGAGGTCGTCGCTGCGGTCCCTCATCCAAGGTCTGGTTGCGTCCCATTGCTCTCGCGTGAGCTTGGGAGGCTTCTCGTCGGAGGTGGCCCACTTGCTGATGATCTCGTGACTCATCGCTGTGCCGTCTCTACCTTAGCCGCCTTCTTGAGGGTCGGTCGCCGATGACATGTGGTGGGAGTCAGACAGAGTTCCTTCTGGTACTTGAGTACGTCGGCCTTAGCCGACTCTCGCCGTACGCAGGCAGGGTGAGCCATGACAGTTCCCTTCTCGGAGACGATGTACTGGCTACCTTCCTTCTTCAACTCCACGTCTGCCAGGATGATCTGGTCGTGAGCGTCGCAAAGCATTTCAAGCGACGGCATAAACTCTTCGCTCAAGACACCGGTGTCGTACATGAGCCGAGCGTAAGCTCGCCAGCGGAAGAGGAACTCTTTGCTCCGGCCACGCGGCGGCTGCGGCGATACGTACTCGCCATTTGTGGTGGAAGGGGCCTCCGGTGAGACCGCGTCGGGCAGTTCAGGAGCGTTTACCATGGAATCCTCGCGGTGTTGTCAAAAAGACCTGCAGTATCAGAATGACTGCAGGTAAATTTATCAGAAATAGTCAGGGAGGCCCAGAAGAGGGTCAAAACCGCTTCAGGGGCGTTTCCTTGGCCTTAGATTACCTTTGGAGGGGGCAGCGACCTACAGCAATTGGCAGCAATTGTCAAAAACATTGGGGTTTTGGCTACCCTAAATACTGCTCACAAAAAAGTGCGAAGG